TAAAGCTTTACAAGAATATGATGATATATATGAAAAGATTGAAGAAGCAGGTGTAGATTACGATTACAAAAAATGTTTAGAGAAACAAGTAACTGTGCCTGAAGTTCTAGAAGTTGTGATTCCACAATATAGACAATTTGGTAAACCAATATCAGCACAAGAATGGGTAGAAATTTATTTAGATTTACCTATACCGTTTAGAGGTATTATTGATTTTCTTTATGATGATTGTGTGCGTGATTTAAAAACTACAGGACAAAAACCACAAGAAGTCAAAACTGATTATCAAAATCAACTAAGCATATATTCTATTGCTACAAGTAAGAAACCTTTTGTAGATTATGTGTACAGTACCAAATACAACAAACAATTAATAACATATGAAGTACGTAACGTAGAAGATAACGTTAAGAACATAAGAAGAATTGCAATGAAAATGTGGCAACTGCTATCATTTTCTAGTGATATTCATGAGGTATGTGCAATGTCATGTTTAGAACCTGACATTTCAAATGAAGACTTTATGAATCAATGGAGTGCAACCGAAATAAAGGGAGCACAAATTTTATTTGATATGAAAAATTGAGGTGAAAAATATGAATAACTTGATACAAGCTTTATTAAAAGCACAAACAGAAATTACTCATGCTTTACAAGATAGCAAGAATTCTTTTTATAAACAGGGTTATGCTTCTTTAGAACAAGTAATAAATACTGTAAAAGAACCATTAAATAAAAATGGTATATATTTTCAACAAAACAGTTCTTTAAATGAACATGGTGCTGTATGTGAAACTATATTCTATGGACATGATGCACAGTTAAGTGCAGGACAAGTGTTTGTACCAGCAGATAAACACGACCCACAAGCATTTGGTAGTGCCTTAACATATAGTCGTAGGTATAGTTTATCTATGGCTTGTGGTATTAGTTCTACAGATGATGACGCAGAAAGTGCCATGCAACGTGATAAAGGTAAATACAAAATGATAGGTAACAATGGTAAAGTTGTGCTATCACGTGATGATACTACAGAGTACTTAAAAGATTGTGGTCGTATGATGAAAGACCATAATAATGTTCTATCTAAGAAACTGTATAAAGCAAATGTTGAAACAATCAAACAAGCTTATGAAGATACAGAAGATGGTGCTGTAAAAGATTCATATATGAAAATGATTAAGTTATATGAGCCTGACAGTGAATAGAAAACCTACAATGCATGATTGTATATATATGGTCATGACACAGGGTAATTGGTGGACACCTACGGAACTAAAGAATTTTATTTTACATAAGTTTCAAAAGTCTTGTAGTGAAAGTGGATTAACTGCAGCAATGCGTGATTTTAGAAAACCAGCATACAGAGAAAAATATAGAATGCCTGATGGTGAAGTGCTTATAAAAAAAAGGTCTTATCAAAAAAGCAATCTATGGAAATATAAACTTATTACAAAAAGGGATTAATTATGACAGATAAAAAATATCAAGAAAAAGAAAAAAGTGGTGCATTGTTTATAGATAAGAATGCACAAATACTTAGAAAAGGTAGTGTGCTTTGGGAGTTTGCTACACAAGATGATAATAAAGATAAAAAAAGATACTTTAGTATTATTGAAAGTGAAAACAACAAAGGCGAAAAAAAATTAGAACTAGCAATGTCTGTTGGATTGTTGTACGTAAACAATAACAAGTTTTCAGAAGACAGTCCTGATATAAGTGGTAATGTTACTATTGATGATGTTTCTTACAAGTTCTATGGTCGCAAAAAAGAAACTAAAAAAGATGGATTACCATTTACTACAATGAACCTTGTAGAAACAGAAAAAATGGAAGATGCAACTTTTGATGATGATGATTTGCCATTCTAGTGGTAAAAAGAATTGTAGATAAAAAACATTTACAATATGTAGCAACGCAACCCTGTTTTGTTTCTAAAGCAGGGTTTATGAGTTGCAATGGTCCAATACAAGTCCACCATCTTTTAAAACCTGCAAGTGGTATGCGTGGTTTTGGATTACGTGCCCATGATTCAGAATGCATACCATTATGTGCTTATCACCATGCACAACTACATACAAAGTTTGGTAACGAAACTAAATTTTTAAAACATTACGGATTCAAAAAAAACTCTGCACAAAAATATGCAAAATCATTATATGAAAAAAGTTCATATATTGATGATAATGATGATGATTTACCCTTTTAAAAAAAGTATATGTTTTTTGTCAAAAAGGGTTGCAATAATAACTAAAGTTGTTATTATAAACATATGAATATTAAAAATAAAACTACAAAAAGAATAGATAACATACAAGATAGAATTAATTGGTTACTTAATAATTCTATTAATTGGCATGAATCTTTACAACACCCTGTTGAAGCTACAAGATTTTTAGCACAACATTGTATTGATAAAAATACAAATGAAATCAACAGATTACAAAAAGAACTATCTAGTCTTACACGTAGAAGTGCATAATGAATAAAACAAAGTATAGAGTTTATATTTACGCATGGAATACATGGGTCAAGATTGCACAATATCGTGATGTAGAATTAGCTTATGATAAGTTACAGAGACTTATGAACAAAGACCACATATGCAAAATAGTAACTGATGCAGGTGTTATAGCGAGTGCAAATTACAATGATAAAGATTGAAAAAAATGTAAGATTCCCAGCTAAGTATCAAGGTGTGCCTGTACAGGTTAAAGAAGTCCTTGATAGCATGGAAATAGGTGATTCTTTTGTAGTGCCTAATCAAGCAAAAGTATCTTTGTATAGACAGTATATGAAGCGAATGGGTAAGAAATTAGAATCACGCAGAGAACATAGTGGTGAGAGACAGATAGAAGGTAAGTTTCACTACAGATGTTGGTACACAGGAGACTTCTCGTCTGCAGAAAGACTAAGACAAGTTAGAAAAAAAGAACAACAACAACTTATGAATAAGAAAGTTGTTAAGATAAAAGAAAATAAAGGAGACTTGGATAGACATGGTAATTCATGTTATGGTTGTGACCAAAACGTCCTACACATTGCTGAAATCAAAGAAGAAAACAGAATGATAGTTGAAGATGTTAAAAGACTAAATAAAATATTAACAGAAGAATTTCACAGGAGCAAAAATGCTAAATAGAATTATGACAGGTCAAGAACTAAAACAACTTCGTAATCAATACGGAGTAACACAAGTTGAATTAGCACAATATCTAGGTTATACATCTAATGGTGAACCAAACCGTTCTATGATAGCTAGATTTGAAAACAATCATGCTGTAATAAATCCACGTATTAGCAATCTTATACAAAATTATTTTATGAGTTTTAATGACACTAGACAATTAGAAGAGGTTGAATAATGTCAACAATAGAAATAATTACTTACACAATATTATCAGTAGTTCTTATAACAATGATATATATAAATGAAAGGAGACTATAATGACATTTAGTAAAGAACAAAAGAAAAAAATTAAAGACACTATGAAAAAAAAGTTAGAAAAAGAAGGTGTTAAGAATGAATGGATGGAGAAACATTTAATTATAGATTTTTTGGATTTAGAAGAAAAAGATTTACAAGAATGTAAGAATCAACATACGGAAACCTAGTTTCGTAAGATAGTAAGTTGTCTTACATTCTGCATTCCAAGCGACTTACTATCAACTAGGATAACATTATAGGGGGTTATATGAATTTATTAGATGAATTTCATTATGATAATAACGATAGTTACCAAAATAATTTTTATCGTTGGTATCGTGCAAACACTGTAGAACGTGAAGTTTATAAAGAGCCAAAGTTAAACGTTGATGATGCAGAATACGAGTTTCGTAAACAATGGGGTTATAAAAAATTTGAGAACGAAATATTTGTGAATTAATATGTTTGTAGAAGAAAATAAGTCAATTCGTAAAGAAGCAGAACTAGAAGTATTAGAAACTGAAATAGAAGTTCTTAAAAAATTACTAAAAGAAAAACTAGATTTAAGGTTTTGCTTAAAGTACGAAATATCTACAGAACAAAAAAATTAAGCCTTTTCAGACTTATACATTATGTTAAGACCTGCAAGGGTACATAACCTGTTCTTTTCATCCAATCCTTTTGCTGTAAGATTGTATTCTTGTCCTTTTATTTCTATGTAACCTTTTGTAATCAAGTCAGTCAGCACATCACTAGGCACTGAATCACCAAACATTATATTAAGTATTGCACCTAACCTTTTTGTTTGCGTTTTACTTAGTGCCATTTATATATCTGTCCAGTCCTTACCTTCAAACAATAATGCTTCACTTTTTCTTCTTTTGACTAGACCTTCGCTTACTTTACCATTTACTTTATTCCATCTTTGTATTTGATACGGAATATCTGCCCAATCAACATGTGTGCTATTTAAAACTTTCAACAGTGTTGAACTTCTAAGATTGTTTGGTCCTAAATTAAAAACCCATGATACAAGTGCATCAAATTGATTTTGACTAAGCTGTACGTCAACCATGTCATTTATATAGCCTTCATATTCTATAAGTTCATGTGCTAATAAATCTTCTGCTTCTTGCATACTTATACTCATATTATCTTGAACAGGACTACCATCAATTAATTTTAATGAACCATATCCGATTGTTGCTTTATTAGCAGCACATCTGTAACTTACTGCATTACCATCTTTGTCCTTTGGACAACCTTCGTAATGTTTTATTAAAGTGATTCCTTCTTGTGATATGTTCATATTTTCACCCCCATGTACCGTCATCTTGAACTTTGGCAGTCTTTTTACCACCCCAGTACTCAACTGCATGTCCTTCTTCAATAAGCATTTGACATATGTTTTTATTATCTTCTGTAAACGGTATACCCAAGATTCTTCCATATTTACCTTTGCCAAGTGATTGTATTTTGAATTGACCAACACAAAGTTCTATTAATCTATCTTTAGCTTTTAAACCTAAAGCTTTTTCTGCTAAGTTTCTTGTTCTTGATTCAGGTGTATCAATACCAGCTAACCGAACACGCTGTTTGTGTAATTTGACGTCAAAACCTAAATCTAGCACTACATCTATGGTATCTCCATCTACTACCCTATCCAATATAGCATTGTATACAAATGGTGTAACGCTATCAGACATTACTATTGTTTAGCTTTGCCTATATTCAATGCCAACAATTCTATCAGCTTATAAAGCTTGGCTATAATTGCGTCATCTTTTGGTGTTGGTGTTAAAGCACATATCATTGATGCAAGAGCAATGACACCTGTAATAATACCCAACCATTGTCCAATAAATCCGAACATCATGTCCTCCTTTACTTTATTGAATGCCCATCATAACAGATTATTCTGCTTCTTTGTCAATTGTTACCTTTCTGTAGTAAACAACAACATCTTTTAATTCTGTAATATATCTCTTAATTTCTTGCATGTTATATGCCATAACTTCGTAGTCAGGTATGGTCATAGCTAAAAAAACTAACTCGCCTTCTTGTTCTTCTATAAATGCTAATTGTTCCTTGTAGTTTTCAGGTGTTACCACAATCCACATTGGTTCTTGTAAATCAATTTCTCTAGGCATGATAGGTTGTACAATTTTCCTATCTATTGGTTTTGCAGATACTTCTATTTGTTTAGTTGGTATCAGACTGCAATTGGATACCATTATCAAGGTCATCAACATCACTACTGATTTGCTCAATATTCTCCATGATATGCTTTGTTCCATTATTTATTTTCCTTTGCATTTCTACTGGGTCTGCCAGTATTTTTGCAGATAGTTCATAGTTCTGTATAAATTGTGTATATCTATTTAGTTCTCTTTGTGCAGCTTGACTTTTAATAGAAAGTTCGTTCATTTGTTGTGTTTGTAATTCAAAATCTGCTTGTATTGATTTTATTGCTTCTTCTTGTGTTTCAATAGCACCTTCAAGTGCCTTGTTATTTGCTTTTAGTGTGATGTTTTCTTGATATAACCAGTAACTACCAAAACTTAAAACTAAAATTATGCCTAAAAGAACTTGTTGCATTAAATATCCTCTATTATGTAATTAAGACCTGATGCACTTCTATATTCAATTAATCTATTATTTTCATCACGAAATTTAAGATGTTTTTCTTTTTGCACTAAAATTTTTTTTGATATGTAACTTTTATCGTCTGAATCTCCATATTCTTTATTAAACGATACAGTGATTTTGTACCTTGTGGTAAATAAACTTATAAGCCAGTCTATTACCTTTTTTAATGCCATGTATACACCTGTAATTTTTCTTTTTTACCTTTAGCTTTTATGGGTTCTAAAGGTATCAAATCAAATTCTAAAGCATTTTCTGTTGTTTGACCAATTAGTAAATC